AGCTTCTCAATGGCCTTGAGGGCTTCCTCCGCCTTCTTCAGGTCTCGCTCGATGTTGTCGGCGAGGTCACGCGAGGAAAGTTCCTTGATGAGCTCCGCCACCTCGCGCTTCGCCTCCTTGGCCGTGTTGGCCATCTTGGCCATGCTGTCCGAGAGTGTGTCGGTGGCCGTGGCCGCCTCGGTGGTGGCGTCGGTGGTCTGCTTCATCGTCTCGGAGTATGCAATAAGGCCTGAGCCCCAGTCCTTGCCGAATAGGTTGCCCAGCTTCTGCAACTGGCGTCCGAGCCAGCCGAGCGACTGGATGACCTTTTGGATTGCCCAGTCAAGCACGTTGCTGAACACGTCGGCAATCTTTGAAATAATCTTGTTGAACCAGTCGAAGACGGGCTGCAAACTGCTCATCGCGTTGCCCAGCGATGTCGTTACTTTCTCGTTGTCCTTCATTCGGTCACGCAGTTTCACAAGAATAGTGACAAGAAACGTTACAACCGTCATCCACGGGTTTTCGGACAAGCCCTTCATGATTCGGTCAAGCCCTTTCGACGACAAGCCAGCCGCTTCAGTGGCATCCTTCATGCCTTTCAATGCTGACTTGTAGTTGCCGACGTTGCGTTGCCATCTGCCCGTATCTTCTTCAAGACCTTGAATTTCGTGCGATAAAGCCGCTATCTTATCGCGCAACGCAAGACCTTCCGTTCCCATACGCTCGAAGCCGCTCATGCTGTCGTATTGCTTGTTGAGGTTAGCAAGTTGAGCACGCATCTGCACCAATGAATCGGTATTCGCTTTTTGCGCCTTGATTTCATTCTGCATCTGCTTCTCAACGCCCGAAATCTCTTGACGCAACACTTTTTGCTCCTGCGTGACTTCGATAACGGCTTTGTCGTATTGCTCTTGCGTAATAGTTCCAGCCTCCAATTGTTCATTGTATTGCTGCAATTTTTCCGTATTCTTGGCATATTCCTCGCGCAACATTTTCAGCGAAGCGATGAGCGCATCGGGAATCTTGATGTCAATTATAGTTTGATTGTCTTCTTCCATAATTACATAGATGTCAATAAATTGTGAATATATTGTGTAATTTCAACCTTGATTGCTTGGTTTATCCTCGCCACGCCTCGCAGCACTTCGTCGCTATACACGTCAATCGGCGACTTGTGGCGTTCCGTTCCTTCCCTCGCTATCTTGCGGGCTGTCAAGTACGCAAAACTCCTACGGTCGCCCTCGGTCGGGAACGCCAGCCCCTTGTCACGCGACCATTGCTCGATTATGTCGGCGAAGCCACGCGGCACTTTGCCGCCAGCCCTTCCGACTTCCAACGTCGCCAGCGGAGCAACATCCTCGCCAGTCAAGACCAGCCGCACGCCGCTTTCGTAGCGTTGCACCTGCATCCCTGCCGACGTGCGCCCGCTTGCGTTCACGCCATCGCTTGCCATCTTCGCGCGTATCTCGTCACGGACATCCAGCAAGACGCGCTCGATTTCGTCCATAACGCTGTTGTAGATTATATTGTCGTAAGCGACTGCCATTTTTCATGCGTTTTTAGCCGTTTTAAGCCGTTTTTGTTTTTGGGTTATATAATTTATCAACTTTCAAAGAAAAACGCCGTAGAAGCAATTTTCTGCAAAAATAACTCCTAACAGCGTTTGCCGCAAAACTGACGGAGCGGACGGCGGCGCGGTTGCCCTCGGCTGCTTCCCGCGTCAACATTAAGCCGTCCACTTTCGCCCGTCATCTTATCGTAATCGTTATGTGTTCGCTTGCCGCGTCCATCATGTCGAAGAGGCGCATGTAGGCATCCGTGCTGTTGAGCACCTTGCCTTTCGCCTTGTTCCATCCGACGATGATGCAGCCCTCGGTGTCGGCTGCGGTGTTGCCGACGTGGATGAGCACGCCAGCGAAGCCCCTAACGCCTTGCAGACGCGGCACTCTGCCGCCGTGAGCCTTCGCCCACTTGCGAGCCTTGAAATGCTCGGAGACGGTCTGCATGTCGACGAAGTAAGTACCGACGGGGATTGCCGTCTTGCCCTTGACCTTGCGGCAGGAAATCTCCCACGGCGTCATCGCCGACGTCAAGCCTCGGTCTGTAGGCTCCAACGTGTCGCAGAAGAACACCCCGTCCACATATAGGTGTCCGATGGTGTAGTCCTTGCCCTTGTAGATGCGCTTGACTTCAATCTTCATAATTATCCTCCTTTCCTTTGTCGAGGTCGCCGACGGTCAGTTCGGTCTGCCCGTGCCTCACCCTCGCGTCCACACCCTTGCGGATGGCGTGGTGTACGGTTTCCAAAGTGGCGAAGGCGAAGAGTATGCCGCAGGCGGTCAAGATACTCCCGTCAATCTTGGCTCTCGGTGGAGTGAAGAAGCCGCCCAGCAGCAGGGCGATTGTCATCGTCAAACACACCCAAAAGGCTGGGTTTTTCATCGTCGCTTGTTTCACTATCTCGGTCATTTTAATTAAATCTTTGCATATCAATTTGCTGATTTGAGATTATCTCATCCTCTGACAGCACTCTATCGATGAATGGTGCCAGCACCGCCGCCGTGAATCTTCCTATGATGTTTCGTTCGTTCGTGGCTTACTCCTCCATCGGTTGTGGCGTGGGTTCCGGAAGTAACTGCTTTATTCAGTCGGTACGGCGTTGTTAATTTCTTCCAACTTTGCGATAACGAGGGATGCCGCAATCTGCGATGCTCTGGCGTTCCAGTGTATCTTGTCTCCGCGAGTATATGTGTTCCCTTGTGTGAGTTTGTTTATACCCATATTTCGGTACAGGTCAACCACGGGCAAACAATAGTATTCTGCCACCTGTATTGTTGCGTCCGCGTAGTCCTTGTATGTAAGCCCGATACCTGGAGTGTGGTCCTCCCCATTAGTGTGAGCATACGAAGGCGTCATTAGAACGATACGCAATGCCTTCTTCCAGTTCAATAAGGTTTCGATAATGTAGGAATATGCGCCAAAGAAGGTCGTGCAATCCTTTTCGGCCACAGCCTTATCAAACTCAGATGCGTCACCTATGGGGATGTCGTAATACAGGTCGTTCGCGCCGCCTAAAATCGTAACCACGTCTGGATTATTGTCAATTACGGCTTGCGTCCGCTTCCAAAAAGCATTGTTTATTTCTCCGGCAAGTGGAGTTCCGCCGATGCCGCAGTTTTCAAACACGAGGCCCGTCGCTGCTTCAACCATAGGAGACCATTTTAACCCGGCATAGGAGGATGATTGTGCAGTTAGGCTATCTCCGAAACCGACCCATATTTTCCCACTCCACATCGTGTTTTTCAGTATGCCTGAAGAAAGAATTTTGACGGAAGACGAAGTCGTCAGTCTCTTGACGGAAATCAAAGAGCCATCGTTTATCGCGTAAGTGAAGACGACGTATCTCGCTCCTTCCGGCGCAACGGCATCATATACTTCAGTATCTGCGTAAAAGGTTGACAGATAATTCATGTTTTCGTCAAGGAAGCAACCAACCCCTGCGCTAAAATCGCCAGGAGAAAAATTGCCATTCCAGTTGCCGACGCGGAAAGTGTCTCCATCTGCACACGGGATGGGGATTGTCGATTTTAAGTTATTGTTTACCGCAACTGTTCCATTAGTTACGTTAACATATCCGATGCTGATTTGCCCCTCCTTATCAGTTATCAACTCCTTGTCCGTGAGCATGTCGAACTCGGGCACCGGCAAATCTTGGAATACCCGCACGAGGTTTTCCTTCCCCGGCTCTACATTAAGCCGGATGTAGCTTGTCGAGGCGGGAATCGGAATAATATAAAGTCCATTCAGTTTTCCGTTCATCGCATTAGTAGGCGTAACCGCGATGCAGTTGTCGGAGGCATCATAGAATCGGAACGTATAGCCGGTGTTGTAATATACGCCGAACACACGGATGAAAAAGAATCCCTTACTCCCATCGATGGGTATCTTAATGTTTGCCGTATTTGCAAGAGGCGTAAGAATACCATCGGCATCCACATATTCTCCGATGTCAATCGTACCGATATTCTTCCGAACAAGGTCAACGCCATCGGTGATTCCGATATTGTACTGAACCGCTGATTTCTGCGATTCGGTAAGGTACTGCCGCGAGCCGTCTCTCTTAGCATAACCGACCGGCAAGGATTCGATAGACGATTCAAGGCCACCGACTCGAGCCCCGAGTGCTGTTGGCGTTTCGATATAAACCTTAGCATCGGCAAAATAGGCATTATTGTAGTAGTAGGAGAAGTAACCAGTCACCGGGGATACAAGACGCACATTGATGGAATCCTGCTCCAATCGCACACCACCAGTCACCGCGACCCCATCTGCCGGGGTATCAGTGGAGAATCCGTATTTCATCATCCGCGCCTCCGAATAGGACGCTATCAGCCGAACGACATCTCCGGCTGCGACCGATATGTAGTGCGTCCTCAAAGCGGCATTTGACACGGAGGCAAAGGCAGTATTGCTTGAATTGATTTGAAGCCTTTGGATTTCCGTCGGAGACTGCTCGGTAAGATTCGCTCCCTCCTCTGCTTTGGCCTCTAACTGACTAATATCGGTACTCAATTCTTGTTTTAATTGCTTGACTTCATCAGCACCGGCAATCTTGTCACTGCCACCTACAAAGTCATTATCAATAGATATTTCATTAACTTCCTCTCCACTTGCAAAAGTCTGCACGTTGGAAGTGTCGGCATCAGTGCCACTGTCAGCCCAATAGTTGTTCGAGGATGCCGTTGAGTCATACATATATATACTCCAAGTAGTAGCAGGAGAAGCGTCCTTGACATAAGCCGAATCGCCAGCAGTTGCCGTATGCGCAGCCTTCAGTGCTGCCAAGTCAGGCCACCATCCTTTGAATGGATTGACAGCATCGGCTCCGTCTTGTCCGTCAGCACCATCTGCTCCCCTCGGAATCGTGAAATCAAGCACGGGAGCCGTTGATGTTCCGCTGTTGGTGACACTTGCATTTGTGCCTGCGTTGCCAGTCGTAGTTGTTCCGACCGTCACTTGTTGCACAGCGGTGTCAGCCTTGCCGAGGCTCGTCTGCACGCCGCTGGCCAGGTCGGTCTTCGGGATGCCGCCCAATGGCTTTTGGTAAGCGGTAGCACCAGCAGCAGCTCCACTGCGGATTGTAGCAAGGTCGGAGATAGTGTCCTGCTTGCCCGCGAGGTCGGAAGTTGTCGCAACATCCTCGGAGTCGATGCCGCTGTCGGTGAGGTTTCCGTATTCGTCTAAACCTGCGAGGTTGCCAGAGGTGGCATTATATACAATGTTAGCCTTGTTTTCAAGCCATTCGGAGACCGTTTGGTCGTTAGGCCATAAGGTGAGCATTCTCCAACTTTGCGTGCTTTCATACCATAAAAACATCACAATATAATTATCCACCTCGTAATTATTGAAGTGAGTATATCTTCCTTCGGTTTTTGCAAGGTAGTAATAGCGATGGTCATCGCCATAATGAGGCTCGTCATTAGGCTCAACATAACCACCGAACAAGCAATTCTCCGCAACGGAAAGTGCTCGGTACAAACTTCCGAGTGCTTCTTCCACTCCCCCGCTCTGTACGGGGTTGGTGCTGTTCTCGGTCGGTATCGCGTCTATCGTCAGCGGGTCTTGCTTCTCCGCGTTGACGGCCGCGATCATGTCACGCAGCACTTCATTGAGCTTCGCGCCCGTGATGGCTCCCACGCCGTTGGTCGTGATGTCTTCGTTTATCTTTTGAATAATGTTTGAAAAGTCTGCCATTTTATATTGCTATTAAGAAGTCGTTGTTGAAGTCGTTGTTGAAGTCGCCTTGCACGGTCGGGCAATCCGTCACACCTTCCGTCTCGCGCAAGTCAACCATGACGGCAAAGCCCGTCAAGATGTCGTCGAAACGTTGGTAGACGCGGCTTGTCCGCTCCCAGCGGACAAGGGTCAAGTCCTCGTCAAGTTGAAGACCAGCAAGCCAACGTAAAGCCCTGCGTTTGCAGGCATCTATTATTTGCTCGTTATTGTCAGCGTTGAAGTCGAACTCCGATAAGTCAACGAAGAACACGGCGGCGGAAACGACTTCCCGCCATTGCCCGCTCTGCTGGTCAAGTCCACCTTGCGTGATAAGTTGCACCAACGCACACGGAAAAGTCATCGTGCCAGTACGCAAGTTCAACTTCGGGTCGTCGTCATAGTACACCCCGAAGCCCTCGCCGTGGACGCGTTGAATAGAAGCCCGTATTTTTTCAATTATAGTCATTGCATCATATTGTTGTCAATTGTACGCTGGTTGAAGTCGTCTTTCTTTGCCAGCACATAGTCGCCGACGGTCAAGCCGTTGACGGCATCGAAATTCGGAAGCCCGAAATACGCGCGGCAAAAGACGTACACGCTCTCGTCGAAAGTCATCTTCATCGTCCCAGCCGCGTTCTTCATCTGCTTCGGCGACGGCTTCGGCGTCAGCCTCTGCACGACATCCAAGAACTCGTCCACCCAGTCTGCGAAAGCCTCGATGCGTATGACATCGAAACACGTATTGCCGTCGTCTTGCCGAATGCCTTTGTAGTTGCCGTGCATCGCGTCGAGCATCGCCCCTATCGTCATGCCGTAGAAGCCTGCCTCGCCGAACAGCGAACGCACGGCTGCATCCTTGATGGCGGCTCGTTGCGCGTCGCTGACGTATGGCTCGATTTCCGCGAAATCCCTTGCCGTCGTATGTCGGTCAATCTTCGGCATAGCACCACAAGTTATTCGGGAAATTCGTTTGTTTCAGCCATTCCACCATGTCGGCATCCAGCGTTGCGTCGCTCACAAGCCTTCCGCACCACATAACGCCACGTTTCGCCGCGCCTTTCAGTCGGAAGCCGTTAACGGACTTCTTCGTGTCGCCAAGCCTCACGACGGCAAGGATGGCGGCATCGCGCCAGCATGACGGGCAATTGTTTTTCATCGGTGCTTCGATGCCGAGTTCTTCAAGGACGGGCAGCAGCCATTCCTTGTCGGCTCTCGTCCAGTCTTTCGTCTTCTCGGCTAACGCACGTAATTTCTCTATATCCATCGTCCTAATGTTTTGCGCCACAAAAATACGACACCGACACCGATTGCCGCAAGACAGAGAACGACAAAAAAAGCGTTTCTCCAAAAAGCCGTTTTTCTGCGTTCTGCGGGCTTTTCCTCGTTTTGTAGTATAATTCTATCACTTTCGGATGAAAACGTGGCAGAATCGAGTTTTTGCGTGTTTATGGCGGTTTTTTGCTTCTCTTCATTGCGCGACTTTTCGACCACCTTCCAAACGGGTCGCAGTTCGCCAGCCGTGTCAGCCTGCAAGACAATGACCTCGCGGATGTAGTCCGAAACGCTTTCCGTGCTGGTCAACGATTCAGCCTTCCGAGCCTCTACCGCGATGCTGTCCGCGTGGCGATGTTCAGCCGTCGTGCTTCTCGTCGCCCTGCATCCGAAAAGCGCAAAGGCGGCAAGCAAAAGCCCACCGCCCCGACACAAAGAGAGAAACAATCCCACTTTTAGAATGACTTTTCCATCAGCGTCTCGAAAGCGGCTTTCGTGGTGGCGTAGTCCGTGTCGAAGAACGTCACTTCGAAATACTGCTCTTGCGTTGACATCGTGACGACGATGTCGCCACCGTTCTCGTTCTCGTTACGCATGATGCCGTCGGCGTTGACGGTCAAGCCTTGACCGTAGCCGACAATCTCATACGAGCCGTCGCCACGGCGGTCTTTCTTCTCCAGCACGGCAAGATAGCCCAACGGGGCGTCTGCCAACGGCTCGACTATGTCCTTCGAAACGTCAGCACCGCGCAACGGGATACGGAAGGCGAAAGTCTTGCCGTATTGCATACGACCAGCGTCAGCGTTCGACTGGGTCTGCGACCCGTCAAACGAACTCGGCCACACGTTGTCAATGACGGCGAGTTTGTCGCCTACCGCCATCGTGATGCCCGTGATGATACGCGGATTCTGCGCGTCAACGGCAAAGGTCAGCGTGTTTGTCAACGGGATAAGCACGCCGCGACCGGTATAGCCACCAGCCATCGGATGGTTACAATCCTTTGCGATGTTTGCAGCGAGGCTGCCTGCACAACTTTGATATGCCATAATTGATTGATTTTCACATTGATAAATAACTTCTCATATAGACCATGCAGATGTCGTCGACCATCTTGTCAATCTTGCCAGCGATGCCACCCGTGGCGGATTGCAGTTGACGCAACAGCCTAT